GATTCAGTCAGCTCCGCTGATGCTGCTGCCAGATCCTGACGCGTTCGTTTCAGTCAAGCTGGCATAACTTTCCCCAGTGGCCCTGTCGGGCCACATTTCTGGAGTATTTTCCATGACAGAAAAAGAAACCCTTATCGCCCGACTGAAAGAGCTGGGCGTAAAGCTTGATCGTGAGGTCAACGTCACAGGCACGATCCAGGAGCTTACGTTACGTATTTCTGAGCTCGAAGAGGAACTCGACGAAGACGGAGAAGAGGGAGCTGAAGCGGCCAGTAGTGCTGTTACCAGCACGTCGAGCCAGCCTGGCGCGGATAACACTTCTGGCTCGATTACCGAAAATCCTGCATCAACAGAGATCGGCGCGCTGGTGGCGGTTGAAACGCTGGTGACCTTGCACATAAACGCGCTTCACGCCACGCGTAACGAGTCTGTGTCTATTGTCGAGCCTGGTGTCGTTATCCGCGTGACTGACGTAGAGGCTAACGACCTGATATCTCGGGAGCTGGCCCGGGAAATCTGACAGGGGGCCGAATGGCTGATTTCGACAATCTTTTTGATGAAGCGATGGCGCGCGCGGATACCACTATACGTGGAGTGATGGGCGCAGAGGCAAGGATAACCTCAGGATCTTTATCCGGCGTCACGCTCCGAGGGGTCTTTGACGATCCAGAGAACATTGGTTACGCCGAAGTGGGGATCCGAATTGATGGAACCAGGCCGACGTTGTTTGTGAACACATCGGATGTTAGCGGGCTGGAAAGGCTGGACACGCTGAAGGTTAATGGGCGTGAATTTTGGGTTGATCGCGTTGGCCCGGATGATTGCGGGTCCTGCCATGTTTGGCTGGGTAGTGGATCACCTCCCGGCGGTTCGCGGCGTCGTTAAGGAGCATTCATGTCGATAAAAGGTCTTGAGCAGGCGATCGCTAACCTGGATAGTCTGGACAGAAATATGGTTCCCAATGCCAGCGCATGGGCTGTGAACCGGGTTGCTGCTAATGGCGTCTCGGTTGCCGTCCGAAGGGTGGCGAAAGAAACGGTAGCCGGTGATAACCGCGTTTCGGGAATACCCGTAAAGCTGGTCCGACAAAGGGTGCGAATCAACAAAGCCTCGGCGTCTGGGCATTCAGCGGCCCGAATTAAGGTTAACCGAGGCAATCTTCCCGCCATCAAACTCGGTGCCGCGCAGGTCAGGGCGACGAATCGAAAAGGCCCGCTGGTTCGAAAAAGTAGCGTGCTGAGAATTGGCCGTTATGTTTTTCGCGACGCCTTTATCCAGCGTCTGGCGAATGGCCGCTGGCACGTCATGAAGCGCATTGCAGGTAAAAGTCGTTATCCCATCGACGTGGTCAAAATCCCATTGTCCGCGCCCCTCACCACTGCTTTCGAAGCAGAGAAGAAACGCATGCTTGAAGAGGAAATGCCAAAACAACTTGGCTATGCCCTCAGGCAACAACTGAGGTTGCATCTGACACGATGAAACACACTCTCATTCGCCAGAAAATTATTGATGTGCTTGAAGAGGCCATCGGGATCGACGTCATGTTTTTTGACGGGCGCCCGGCTGTCATTGAGGAGGAGGATTTTCCTGCCGTCGCGGTCTATCTGACCGATGCGGAGTATACCGGCGAAGAACTTGATGCCGATATGTGGGCGGCAACGCTACATATCGAGGTCTTCCTGTCCTCGCAGGTACCAGATTCCGAACTGGATGAATGGATGGAAAGCCATATCTATCCGGCCCTCGCTGATGTTCCCGGCCTCGATTCACTGTTAACGCTCATGGTTCCACAAGGCTTCGATTACCAGCGCGATGATGCGATGGGGCTGTGGACCTCCGCCGATATGAAATATTCAATCACTTACGAAATGTGAGGAAAACATGCCAACACCAAATCCACTTGCTCCTGTAAAAGGCGCCGGTACGACGCTCTGGCTTTACACCGGAACGGGCAACGCTTTCGCTAACCCACTCTCTGATATCGACTGGAATCGCCTGGCGAAAATCAAAGAACTTACGCCGGGCGAAATGACCGCCGAATCGTATGACGACACTTACCTAGACGACGAGGATGCCGACTGGAACGCGACGGCCCAGGGGGCAAAATCTGCTGGCGATACCTCGTTCACCCTCGCCTGGAAGCCGGGCGAAGAAGGGCAAAAAGACCTGGTCGCGTGGTTTATTGATGGCTCAGTACGCTATTACAAAATCAAATACCCGAACGGTACCGTCGACGTTTTCCGCGGCTGGTGCAGCAGCCTGGGTAAAGCGATTCCGGCAAAAGAGGTCATTACCCGTACAGCGAAAATCACCAATACCGGCAAGCCGGAGCTGGCTGAAGAAAGCGGGACCCCGAATATCCCCGTGACCGGCGTTACGCTCGATAAAGCCACGGCAAGCGTGGTCGTGGGCGCAACCACAACGCTCAATGTGACGGTTAACCCTGCCAGTGCCTCAGATACCTCGTTCCGCGTGGCAACCTCCGACGGGGCAAAAGCAACGGTCACCGTTAGCGGCAACGCAATCACCGTCACCGGCGTGGCGGCAGGTACCGCTGACGTTATTGTTATGACCAGCGACGGTAATTTCGTAGCGGTCTGCAAAGTCACCGTAACTGCAGCGTAAGGAAGGACGCATGTTTCTGAAAAAAGAGAAGTTCACCTGGCAAACAGAATCCCTGACCATCTTCGAGCTGTCGGCGCTGCAGCGTATTGAGTACATCAAGTTTATGGCCGCAGAGGAAAAGGCCGTCAGCGCTGATAGCGACGGCATCAGCGATCAGGAAATGACGGCCAGGCTGATTGGCTCAAATATTCGCTGCGGTGCGCGTTTGATCGCGATGTCTTTGTGGCATAACGATCCGGCTGGCACGGATGTGGAAACGCTTTATCAGCAGGTGCTTAGCGGCTGGCCGCCGGAGGCGATCGGTAAAGCAGAAATGGAAATAAAGCTGCTCTCCGGCATGCTCGTTCCGGTTGATGATGACAACGTTGCCGATCCGGATGCCTCAGCGGAGACCGAAAGCGCTGAACCCGTTACTGCGGAAAAGCCCTTGCCAGCGAGCTGAAGTTTGTCCTGAATCTGGCGCGCGAGTTCGGGCGACCCGACTGGCGCGCCATGCTGGCTGGAATGACTTCCAGTGAGCTGGGCGACTGGCACCAGTTCTACCGGGAGCATTATTTTCAGGACGCGCAGCTCGATGCGCATTTCTCAGAGCTGCTTTATTCCATCTCCACTCTTTTCTTCCGCGACCCGGAACTTACCCCCGCACATTTCAGCCTGCTTTCTCCTTCGGATGTCGTCATCAGCGATGACGAGCCGGATGATGACACGCTGATGACCGCCGCTGAGGGGATCACAGGAGGTATCCGATATGGCCCAGCAGATTAGCGATCTGGTTATTAAGCTGGATGTTGACCGCGCAACCTTCAGCGAGCAGGTCGCCCGAATCAAAGGGCAACTGACAGGAATGGCGGATGAGTCTGATAAAGTTCAGGCGCGAATGCAGCGTGCTGCGGACCGTCAGAGCGCTGCACTAAAGAGTGTGGGCGACGCTGGCGCGGCGGCCGCCGCAGACATGAAAGCCCGTCAGTCAGCCGCAACGGAAGGGCTGACAAAAGACTGGCAGAACGTTTCCAGGTCCGTTGATGAAACTCACCGCCGCGTGACCGAACTTAACCAACGCATGCGTGAGAATGACGGGCAGGCTGCAGCGCTTGCCCGCCGACAGGATGAACTGGCGGCATCATTTTTCCGCCAGATTGACGGCGTTCGCCAGCTCAATGGTGAAACACAGTCGCTTGCGAACGTGCAGGCGCGCTTTCGCGCAGCCAGGGCACAGGGCAACATAACCCAGCAGGATTATCTCGCCCTTATTTCCCGCACCACGGCCCGGCAAAAAGAACTGCAGATCGTGGAGGAAAAATCGGCCGCAGCGCGCACGCGATTCCTCAGCCAGCTGAAGCAACAGGTTGCAGAGCAAAAGCTCTCCGGTACCGAGCTGCTGCGCATGAAGGCGGCGCAGGTCGGTGCCAGCGATGCGGCTGAGGTCTATATCCGCAAGCTTGAAGCTGCCAAAGTGGCCACGCACGGTCTGGGGCTGCAAAGTGCTGCTGCCCGGCAGGAGCTGGGGGTACTTATCGGCGAGGTCATGCGCGGTAACTTCGGTGCACTGCGCGGCTCCGGGATCACGCTGGCGAACCGGGCAGGATGGATAGACCAGCTGCTGTCACTGCGCGGCCTGGGGATTGCCGGCCTGGTTGGTGGGATTGCCGCGGCGGTATTCGGGCTGGGTAAGGCCTGGTATGACGGCAGCAAAGAGTCTGAGGAATTTAACAGGCAGCTGATCCTGACCGGGAACTACGCGGGGAAAACGTCAGGGCAGCTTCAGGCGCTGGCGCGCTCTCTGGCCGGTAATGGCATCACGCAGCATGCCGCTGCAGGTGTGCTGGCGCAGGTCGTTGGAAGCGGCGCGTTCAGCGGTAATGACGTCAGCATGGTCAGCAATGTTGCCGCCAGGCTGCAGCAGGCTACCGGGCAGGCCGTCGACGAAACCATAAATCAGTTTAAACGCCTGAAGGATGATCCGGTTAACGCAGTCGCGACGCTCAACGATTCCCTTCATTTTCTGACGGCCACCCAATATGAACAGATAGCTTCTGCTCAGGCGCTGGGGGATTCGCAGAAAGCTGCCGAGCTGGCCATGCAGGCATATTCCGACGCGGTTATTCAGCGCGCCGGGGCGGTCGAGGATAATCTTGGCTCCCTAGAAAAAGCCTGGAACTGGGTGAAGAATGCCGCCTCCGGCGCATGGGATGCGATGCTTGGCATAGGGCGTAATCCTGACTCCGCGATGAAGCGCCAGGACTCTTTTGCTGAATGGCAGGCAGCAGAGAAAGAGTACCGCGCGCTGTCCAGCAATCTTAAGGTCGACCCGGATTATGCCGGTAACAACGTTCTGCAGAAAGCAGATGCGGAAAGGCTGAGAAACGCGCGCCAGCAGGTGGAGCTGAAAAAGCAGGCTTACGATCTTGCCGATCAGCAATACGCCCAGGAAGGGCTGGCAGCCGCGCGGGAAAAAATGCGAACGGACCAGCAGGCTCAGGCAATCCGCAGCCAGCAGCAGTTTAACCAGCTGGTGGAGTCCGGCGCGACGGCGGCAGAAAAGCGGGCTTCAGCAGAGAAAAAGCTCAGTCAGCTTATTGAGAAAAACCGCCAGGATGCGAAAGACGGTGTCGCCACGCTGTGGACTGAAAAGGACATTGCCGCGGCCCGCGCCGGGATTGAAAAGCAGTGGAAGGATCCAAAAACGCCGAAAGGCAAAAGCTACTCAACGCCCGCCGGGGACAAAGCCGAGGAAAAGGCGCAGGCCGAACTTCTCACCCTTCAGGCCCAGCTTAAAACGCTTGAGCAGCATACCAGCGTGAACGACGTCATAAGCAAACAGCGTCAGGATCTCTGGCAGACTGAAAATCAGTTCACCGTTCTGCAGGAGGCCGCGGGGCGTCGTCAGCTTACGGCGCAGGAAAAATCCCTGCTGGCGCACAAGGAAGAAACGCTCGAATACAAGCGACAGCTGGCCGACCTGGGCGATAAGGTCGCCAGCCAGCAAAAGCTCAACCAGCTGGCCGATCAGGCAGTGAAGTTTGAGCAGCAGCAAAAAGCCGCCAGGGCGGGCCTACAGGCTCAGTCTGAGGGGGTATCCACCCGGGAAGCCGGGCGACAAACTACGCTGCAGCGTCTCAGCGAAAGCTATTCGTACAATCCTCAGGCGCAGCAAAAGGTTCTCGAAGAGCAAAGGGCGACGTTCGAGGCTGAAGATGCCCTGCGCTCAAACTGGCTGGCCGGTGCGAAACAGGGCTGGGCCGAATATCAGGATTCAGCAACAAACGTCTTCAGCTCGGTACAGCAGATTTCGCAGGCTACGTTCACCGGATTAGCGGGTCAGCTCACCAGCCTGGTGACAACCGGTAAAGCAAGTTTCAGGGACTTCACCACGTCCATTCTGAAAATGATCGTATCTGTTATCAATCAGCTTATGGTGGCTTACGCCATTCAGAGTGCTATGGGCTGGATTAGTGGTGGGAGTAGTTCCGCGACGGCTGGCCAGTCTTTTGCTGTTCCGTCTTACCGTCCCACTGGATTTGACGCTGGCGGTTACACCGGGCATGGCGGCAAGTATGAGCCTGCAGGTGTGGTTCATCGCGGGGAATTCGTTTTCACCAAAGAATCAACGAGTCGTATCGGCGTGGGTAATCTTTACCGTCTTATGCGAGGTTACGCGACAGGCGGTCTGGTCGGTGGCAGTGGTGCAATGACATCGACAATGGGCGTGAACGTCTATGCACCTGTTTCCGTAACGACCGAACAATCTGGTGACGCGAAACAGCAGCAGGGCGGTGATGCTCTTGGGAAAGCGTATCAGAAGGTGGTTGACCGTTCGATCCGGGAAGGTATCGCCCGCGAGGTTCGTCCGGGAGGAATTATCTGGAACGCCAACAAACAGAGGTAACTAATGACGATAGAGCATTTTTCGTGGCGAATTCAGGCCGCCAGCCAGCCCACGCTGAGCAGCAAGGATACCGTTAGAACGGCCCAGTTTGGTGACGGCTACAAGCAGGTCAGCGGGACTGGGCTGAATGATGAGATTCTGAATTATGCCTTCTCCTTTACTGGTGATCCGCAAACAGCCAGGGAGATTCACGCATTTCTACAGAGGCATAAAATCAAATCTTTCACTTTCACGCCTCCCGGTGGTGAGCTGGCGCTCTGGCGCGTTGAGGCAAACAGCCTTCAGCGGGTCACATTGAGTAAAAAAGTAGAGACCGTCACCGCAACTTTCGAGCAGGCATTTTTACCATGAGTCTACACAGTGATTATCAAAAACTGGAGCCGGGCAGGGAGGTCCGGTTGTTTGAGGTTGATGGCAGCGCGTTCGGCGTTGCTGAAGTTTTACGATTTCACGCTTATAACATTCCCCATTCTGAAGAGGAAATTATCGCTGCGGGCGGCGATGAGTCGAAATTGCCTGCAAAAAGCATCTGGTGGCAGGGGGAGGAATATTCAGCCTGGCCCTGCCAGATTGAAGGCATTGAGGCGTCCACGGACGGCAGTTCCCCACAACCAAAGCTGACTGTTGCTAATCTCGATAGTTCTATTACTGCCCTCTGTCTTGCCTATGACGATTTACTTCAGGCAAAAGTGACCATTCATGACACGCTGGCGCAGTATCTCGATGCTGCAAACTTCACAGGCGGAAACACCACTGCAGATCCAACGCAGGAGAAGCTGAAGGTTTTCTACATCGATGCCAAGAGCGGAGAAGACAACGAAGTCATTGAATTCACGCTCTCCAGTCCGATGGACCTGCAGGGGGTGATGATTCCCACACGCCAACTGCACTCCATGTGTAACTGGTGCATCAGGAATAAATACCGTACGGGGGACGGATGCGATTATTCCGGTATGCGTTACTTCGATAAAAACAACAATCCAGTGAATGATCCGTCGCTCGATGAATGTAACGGTACTCTCAGCGCCTGTAAGATCAGGCATGGAGAAGGTAATGAGCTGCCGTTTGGGGGGTTTCCAGGTACATCCCTTATCAGGAGTTGATATGCGTCAGAAAATCCTTAATGCCATCATGGCGCATGCTGCTGCGGAGTATCCTCGCGAATGTTGTGGTGTGGTGGCGCAGAAAAGCAGGGTTGAGCGGTATTTCCCTTGCCGAAACCTTGCCGCAGAACCAACTGAACATTTCCACCTATCTCCAGAAGATTATGCGAACGCCGAAGACTGGGGGACGGTTATCGCCATTGTTCATAGTCACCCGGATGCGACGACGCAACCGAGTGAACTGGATAAAGCGCAGTGCGACGCAACGCTCCTTCCGTGGCATATCATCAGCTGGCCCGAGGGAGATTTGCGCACCATCCAGCCGCGCGGCGAATTGCCTTTGCTGGAACGACCTTTTGTACTCGGCCATTTCGACTGCTGGGGGTTGGTGATGAGCTATTACCGACAGACACACGGGATCGAGCTGCATGATTATCGAGTAGATTATCCGTGGTGGGAGGACTGCTATCCGGATAACTATTATCAGGACTGCTGGTATGACTGTGGTTTCCGTGAATTCGACGGGCCGCCGCATCCAGGTGATATGGTGATAATGCAGGTGCAGGCCAATAAGTGGAATCATGCCGGTATTCTTCTGGAAGGAAACATGCTGATGCATCATCTTTATGGCCACCTTAGCCAGCGCGTGCCCTACGGCGGGTATTGGCAAGAGAGAACAATGAGGATAGTTCGTCACCGCTTTCTTTCGTTAAATCTGTGACTTAGTTGGTTTAACTATGCCGATTAGGAGCATTACAGGTATAAGAAACAATGATAAGATGTTTCCGATTGAAATAATGGGAAACAATAAGATGAAAAAGACTCTAGTTATTGCTTTAGCTGCATTGATTCTATCTGGGTGTGCTGTTCGTAAGGAAATGATTCCCATGGGGGGAAGCAAGGCAGATGGAACGATAAAGATGGGATATACCGTTGGTGCATTCGAGAAGCCAGTGATAGATATCAATCAGGCTGCAACTTTGGCTGGGCAGAAATGTAAAACTTGGGGATACGAAGGTGCGGAACCATTCGGTGGTCAAATAAGCCAATGTGCGCAGATGGATGGGTTTGGTGGATGCACTCTGACAAATGTTTCTGTCGAGTATCAGTGCACTGGGGGCAAATCCTCTCAGAACTAATGGTTTTTCTTATTAAAAAAGATCGCTGCGGCGGTCTTTTTTTATTTGGAGGATTTATGCATGAAACAATAACCCAGATAGAACTATCTGGGATCCTTGGTAAAACATTTGGGAAGTATCACTACCGTTTGATCTCGAATATTCATGAAGCCACAAGGGCATTAGCATCCACGGTTAACGGTTTTGAACAATTCATGATTTCAAGTCAAAGACGTGGACTGACTTATGCAATTTATCGAGGTAAGAAGAATATCGGAATAGATGACTTGGGGTTCCCAGTCACTGGTGAAGTAATACGAATCGTTCCTGTTGTTATCGGAAGTAAAAGGGCTGGATTATTACAAACCATTCTTGGCGCTGTGCTTGTTGTTGTTGGCGTTATTACCTCTCCTTATGGGGGCGGAGTTCTTATTGCTCCGGGGGTCGCCCTCATGGCTGGTGGTGTGATTCAGATGCTCTCACCACAGGCGGCGGGTCTGGCAAGCAGACAATCAACTGATAACCAGGCCAGTTACGCATTTGGCGGCGTAACAAACACTGCTGCTCAGGGATATCCGGTACCCCTGCTATATGGCCGCCGTCGAATCGGAGGGGCGATAATTTCCGCCGGTATCTACGTCGAAGATCAGCAATAAATTTTTCCTCTTCATTTGGCCACCTTCAGGTGGTTTTTTTATGGGCGCAATATGGCTAATGCAATCGCGATTAAAGGCCGCAAAGGCGGCAGCTCAAGTTCACGAACCCCGACCGAGCAGCCGGATGATCTCCAGTCTGTTGCGAAGGCAAAAATCCTTATCGCGCTCGGTGAGGGGGAGTTTGCCGGGCAGTTAACAGGTAAAGATATTTATCTGGACGGAACAGCGATCGAGAATCAGGACGGTTCGCAAAACTTTAGTGGCGTTGCGTGGGAGTTCCGCCCCGGAACGCAGGCACAAAAGTACATTCCGGGTATTCCCGGTACCGAGAATGAGATCAGCGTGGGCACGGAAATTTCGAGCACTACAGCCTGGACGCGCACGTTTACTAATACGCAGTTATCTGCGGTCCGACTTCGCCTGAAATGGCCAGCGCTTTTCAAACAGGAAGACGATGGTGATCTGGTGGGATATTCCATTAATTACGCCATAGATCTGCAGACTGACGGAGGCACCTGGCAGACCGTGCTTAATACCAGCGTTACCGGGAAAACGACTTCCGGTTACGAGCGCAGCCATCGCATCGATTTACCGCAGGCGGGCAGTATCTGGACGATTCGTCTGCGTAAGATAACTACTGACGCAAACAGCGCGAAAATCGGCGATGCAATGACGCTGCAAAGCTTTACCGAAGTGATTGACGCCAAACTTCGTTACCCGAACACGGCGCTGCTCTATATCGAGTTCGACTCAACCCAGTTCAATGGCTCTATCCCACAGATTTCTTGCGAACCGCGTGGACGCGTGATCCGCGTTCCTGATACATACGACCCAGAAACTCGGACTTACAGTGGGACATGGACGGGCGCCTTTAAATGGGCGTGGACGGATAATCCGGCGTGGATTTTTTATGACCTGGTGGTTACCGACCGCTTCGGGCTGGGTAATCGTCTCACCGCGGCTAACATCGATAAATGGGGGCTTTATCAGGTAGCGCAGTATTGTGATCAAATGGTTCCCGACGGAAAGGGTGGTAGTGGCACTGAGCCGCGTTATATCTGCAATGTCTACGTGCAAAGCAGAAATGAGGCCTATACGGTGCTTCGTGATTTCGCCGCAATTTTTAGGGGGATGACGTACTGGGGTGGGGATCAGATAGTCAGCCTGGGAGATATGCCGCGCGACATTGATTACAGCTATACGCGCGCCAATATCATCGACGGCAAATTTGCCTACTCCAGCAGCACTACTAAAACACGCTATACCACTGCGCTTGTCTCATGGTCCGATCCTGCGAATGCCTATGCTGATGCTATGGAGCCTGTTTTCGAGCAGGCGCTTGTTGCGCGCTATGGGTACAACCAACTCGAGCTGACCGCCATTGGTTGCACCCGTCAGTCAGAAGCCAACCGTAAAGGTCGTTGGGGGATACTGACCAATAATAAAGACCGTATCGTCTCTTTCTCGGTCGGGCTGGACGGCAACATTCCCCAGCCTGGTTATATCATTGCGGTCGCAGATGAACTGCTTTCAGGCAAAGTGACCGGAGGGAGGATCAGCGCAGTGAGCGGCAGGGTTATAACGCTGGATCGTGTCGCTGATATTGTGGCCGGTAACCGATTGATTGTGAATCTCCCCTCCGGTGCGTCACAGAGTCGCACGGTGCAAAGCGTGAATGGAAAAGCCGTTACGGTCACCACTGCCTTCGGCGAAACGCCACAGAGGGAAGCAGTCTGGGTGGTCGAATCTGACGAACTCTATGCACAGCAGTATCGAGTGGTGAGTGTCGCCGATAACAATGACGGGACCTTTACCATCACGGGTGCGTATCACGACCCGGATAAATATGCCCGCATTGATACGGGGGCGATAATCGACCAGCGCCCGATCAGCGTTATTCCTCCCGGCAACCAGGCTCCACCGGCGAATATCTTGATCAGCTCATTCTCGGTGGTTCAGCAGAATATAAGCGTCGAAACAATGCGCGCGAGCTGGGATCAGGCGCAGAATGCTATCGCCTATGAAGCTCAGTGGCGCCGCAACGACGGGAACTGGGTGAACGTTCCGCGCAGCTCCACCACATCCTTTGACGTGCCGGGTATTTACGCCGGGCGTTACCTGGTGCGCGTACGCGCCATCAACGCCGCCGAGATTTCGTCAGGGTGGGGATACTCAGAAGAGAAAACACTGACGGGCAAGGTAGGAAACCCGCCGAAGCCAGTTGGCTTCATTGCTTCTGAAAACGTGGTATTCGGTATCGAGCTGAGCTGGGGATTCCCGGCAAATACCGACGACACACTAAAGACAGAGATCCAGTATAGCCTGACCGGGACCGCAGATGATGCGATGCTGCTGGCCGACGTGCCTTACCCGCAGCGCAAATATCAGCAGATGGGCCTTAAGGCGGGGGAGATTTTCTGGTACCGCGCGCAGCTGGTGGACAGAACTGGTAACGAATCGGGGTATACAGACTGGGTGCGAGGCCAGGCCAGTATCGATGTTTCCGACATCACTGATGCCATCCTGGATGATATCAAAGAATCGGACACGTTTAAGGATCTGATCGAGGGCGCTGTCGACGGCAACGAAAAAATTGCTGGCATGGCAGACGACATTAAAAAGAATGCTGACGAACAGGAGAAACAGGCGCAGGCCA